GGGAAACTGATCCGCGCGATGGAGTTCTTGCCGGAGGATTACGAGAGCGCGACGGCAGAGCGCATCATGGAGATCCTGCCGACGATTCCGGCCCCGGAAACGATGCTTGCGGCTCTCTGATCCGCTTCCTGCCACCAGATGCCCGGCGCTACCACAGGCCGGGTTTTTCCCACCAATATCTGCCAGGATTTAGCGGTCTAAAAATAGATCTCCAACAAAGGTTTCTGAGATATTTAGATTGTGTAGGTTGTTAGGCTACAATCCCAATATCCCAGAATCCTGTAATCCCAGTATCCTACAATCCTAATTCACTTTTGCCCACACTTTGCCCGGCCTCCAGACCACATAATATAACTACCACATACAATACACACACTGTTATTACCATGTATATATATATTTATAAATTTTTAAAATGGGGTAATAGTAGAGTAAGTAGTTTGAGGCTTGTCTGGCAGATTTAGGGTAGGGGATTGACAAGCCCCAGAGGATGGGGTAGAATGAGTTAGGATAGTGGGATTACAGGATTACAGTCTGGTCAGCCCATTTAGTGGTTTAATTGAATCTAGAGAGGAAACGAAAATGATGAAACTACCGGCAGGAATAGATAATAATCTGACAATGCGCCTATTGGTGTCTCTTGGCAATTCGCCATTGGCGGCACAATACAAGGAACTGGCTGCAAAAGGTTGGCAGTTTTTTGTAGTTGATCAAGTTCGCGGTCGCTGCTATTATGGCCCGAAATACATTACCATTCCCCAATGGGCATTGTCGGAAGCACAGAACAAAGCAAAGCATAATTATTGGGTATGGTATGTTGCTCATGAAATGAGCCATGCTTACAATCCCGGTGATCATCATGGCGCACGATTCATGAATACTCTGAAGCAAATCTGCCCAGAGGATTGTGTAGGATATGAACTCGGATACAAGCCGCAACAAGCAATGGCGGCAGGTATCGGATTCATTGCAGCAACGGCAGAAAAGGGCGCAAAACAGGAACTGGCAAATGATTGGATGCCAGATCTCTGAGTAGTATGTTGTATCTATTCCAATCAATCCGCAATATCACATCACACCATATCTAATCTGGAGAATCTAGCCATGCCAATCATTCATCGCAGCATCATTGATATCAAGCAAGATCACAATGGCGTACTGTATCAAGTTGTGCGCCTGATTGATCACAACAATACGCAATTCTTTGTAGAGGAAACTGTGCCAACCGTGGTGTATGATACGCCAGATCATCACGCAGCAATCCGGGATGGTGCAGAGTTTGCCGTGGAAGATCCCATGAATATCATCCTCGCGCACAAGTGGAGAATTACCACTTCTCTGGCAATCCCGACCCGTTGTATGTCTGGCTGTTCTGTCTGCGAAGATGCAGATGGTGGTGCTAAGTACTATCGCGTATCGTAACTCAATCTAATCTGGAGAATCTATATCATGTCTGAATTCAACGAAAGAAAATTGTCATTCTCTATTTACGATAATAAGCCAATCAGCAAAGAACAATCTGCTGCATACATTGCAGAGTTTCTTGATTCCATGCCAGTCTCGACAATTGCAGCAATGCGGGAGACTGTGCTTGGCTTTCCTACTGGAAAGACTGAGATCACAAAGTGCATCGGCATCTGCAATAATCTGGATAAATTCTATCCCGATACTGGCAAGATTGTGACAATGCTTGCCTCACGTTCTTGGCAATACTATTCTGGGGATATTGTCTATCCAGTTGGCGGCAGGAAAGAATATGATGCCATGCGTATAATCGGCAATACTGCAAAATGGGAAGGTAAGTCTGGATGGAAACGTGCCAGACTTTGCCATCATATTGCCAGGATTTTACAGCTTGTCATTCTCAGCATGGAGTCTGCAAAATGAATACCACGACACCGCAAGATACCAGAGAATATGCGGAACTATTCGCACTATTCTCCAAAGCTGCAACTACTCTGCGTTATCCTGCGATCTCTTTCACGCTCGCAGACACTCGCAAGTGCAGACTGTATCTGGCAACAAAAGGATACATTGCAGTTAAAATCGAGGGAGAATATACCGGCAAGATACCAGACGCAGGACACTCCCTGATTCTCTACAATCAAAGTAAAGAAATCTGGAATGAGATACGGCAATTCTGTCTCAGTCCTATTTCCCAGTCTCAGATCAAAGGCCGTAAATACGGCTATTGTTGTTTCTGTGGCAGAGATTTAGACAATGCATCCTCAGTATTTCATGGCTATGGCCCTATCTGTGCAGATAAGTATGGTTTGCCTTGGGGAGATAGGCCATCCACAGAGAAACCTGAGAAAACTGCAATCGAATTACCTGACCTGTAATCCAATCATCCCATCATACTCGGAGAATCTATCATGCTATCTCTTACACTCAGCATCATCGTCTTGATCGTAGCCATCATTGGTTACAATCACAATCGCACCAACTTCTGAAACTGACAAGGAACCTAATCATGGCCAGGATTCTATGTGCTAAATCAGGTGTTCAATTCCAAGTTGAACACTTTCCCATTTCATTCACAATGGGAGAACTGCATCATCCGATCTTTGATGCACCTCTGAAACGACTCTGGAAATACTACCCGAAATGGCAGTCTGCTGAACTTGGAGAAGTGGATTCCTACCTGCTATTCCTCGCACTTCTAAACGCGACTGAACTGGTAGAGTTCAGAACTGCCGCAATGCGAACTGGAAACACCGCACAGATTGTAGCTTCTAACATGCAATCTCTGGTTTCCTGCATCGGCAGAATCTCAGGAATCAAAACTCCCAGATTTGTCCTGCCTCGCTTTGTAGTATCTCGTGATACTGCAACTCTCGGCAATGTAAAGCATTGGATAGATATATGGGATTCTCAATACGCTGACTTTGTCAATGGACTTGCACAGCAAGATCTACGTACAAAACTACAGAAACGTGAATCAGCTCTGGAAAGATTGATCAAAAATCCCTCCATCAAACCAGAACGCTATGCACACCTACTTGCACAATGGGCAGCGGAAGCAGCAGCGTTTCCTGTATTCACCACAAATATCAGAGGCACAATTCTACCTCTCTCAGAATACTGGAAAGATCTAATTATCAAATGCTATTCCAGTATAGACATAATTCAAATCAATCGCGACGATCTGGTAGAACTCATTGAGCATTGCGAAGATAATCTGGAGAACTACAGCATGGGCAGCATATTCTCCCATCAGTTATTCTCTACTCTGCGTGGCGGATTGCAGACAATAGATGGATTCTTTTCTATCGGCAGTCCTACATTCTCCATTCTCTCAGACAATGATGATGTAGGTGAATCAAACCTGCAACTACTCATTAATGATGCACCTGCATTTGAACCGCACAGGAAAGATTATCCCACTGAGTTTGCATACTTGAAAGCCAGAATGAAATGGAGATTGGCATCTGCATCCACACCCACATCTACCACAAAAATCACCGGACTGGGAGAGATCTAATGTCACCCGTAAATATCCAATCGCCGCAATCGGAACTGTTTCCTATTCCTGCATCTCGTGCTGATTCTCTGCTCATTAAATCTGGACTGCGTTTCTATCTGGCAAATGTATTCGCAATTCCTGCCCCCATTGTGGATCGCTACTTCTCGTACTATAAACTACTGTACTGGACAGGGCATCATACAATTGACTCAATCGAGGCAGGTATGATTGTCAGAGATAACATTGCATTCTATGTACGTTATCATAACGATCTCACAAGAGGAGCAATCCTGCGTAATCCTACTGCACAGTACGCACTTTCATTTCGTAATCCTAAGCCAGGATTTGGCGATCCAGTAGTTCTAGTTTCCATATCTTCGCCATCCTCCCACAAGTAATCTGATCTGAGGAATCTAATCAAATGTCTAAACTATCCGAACTGATTGCTCGCGCAAAAGAAAAGGCAGCAGCAATGCAGCCAACTACGCGGCCCACCATTATCGCAGAGGAAGTGGCACCTTCCACAATACCAGAATCTCTGCGTACTGCTGTACATACCGGCATTGATCGCTACGGCAAAGTGATTGAATACAACGCTGAACAATGGCGTTTTATTCAGACTGTGCTATCTGGCAAGTCTTGCATCCTGATTGGTGCAGCAGGTACAGGTAAAACAACATCTACTCGCGGTGCAATAGAGGAACTGCTACGTTCCAAACATATTCCTCCAATTGCAGACACGCACAAACATCTGCCATATAGCACACCTGCAATTGTCGCAGTTAGCTATACTCGTCGTGCTGTGATGAATCTCAAGAAAGCATTGCCGGAGGAACTGAAAGATAACTGTGTAACAATTCATAAACTGCTAGAGTATCAGCCAGTATTCTATGAAGTGTTCGATGAAGTATCTGGCGAATACAAAAAGACTATGCGATTCGAACCTGCGCGCCATGCAGGAAATCCATTGCCTCGTAATATCCGCACCATTATCATAGATGAATCTTCTATGGTATCTGTAGATTTATTCTACAAAATCTGGACTGCACTTGCTGATCCTATGTCTGTGCAATTCATATTTCTCGGAGACATTCAACAGCTGCCTCCAGTATTCGGATCTGCTATTCTCGGATACAAAATGCTCTCATTACCTACCATAGAACTGGTAACTGTATATCGTCAGGCATTAGAGTCACCAATCATCAGACTTGCACACCGCATTCTATCAGGTGTTCCAATTCCTGTGACTGAATTCGAGTCACTAAACGTGCCAGGAAAACTCAAGCTGCATCCTTGGAAGAAGCGTATCAATTCAGATTCTGCGCTACTCACGCTTGCCGCATTCTTTAAACAAGCATACGATGCGAAGCATTATCTGCCAGAAGAAGATATGATTCTGATTCCATTCAATAAGGCTTGCGGTACTGATGAATTGAATCGGCACATTGGCAATCATATTGCACGCTCCAAACAGCTTGTAACTTATGAAGTAATCGCAGGCTATGAGAAGCATTACTTCTCTATCGGAGAGAAACTTCTGTATGAAAAAGAGGATGCTACTCTGGTAGGAATCAAACGCAATCCAGTATATGCAGGTAACTGGCCGCAATCTCCATCGCCGCATCTTAATTACTGGGGACACATTGATGATTCTGCTGAGGAATCTGCGCTAGAAACTGGCACAGAAATAGACTCTGAGAATCCAGAAGATATAGATGATCTTCTCGCAAACATGACAGCAGATGTAGAGGATCGTGTGCGGGAAGCATCTCACATTCTCACAATCAGGATGAATGATACTGAGCGAGAGATTGAAGTTAAGTCTGCGGCAGAAATCAATAGCCTGCTAATGGCATACGCTCTTACAGTACATAAGTCTCAGGGTTCTGAATGGCGCAAAGTGTATTTCATGATGCATCATTCTCACAACACAATGATTCAAAGAGAACTGCTATATACTGGATGCACTCGCGCCAGAGAGGAACTCTATGTAATCTGTGAGCCTGATAGTTTCTCGAAAGGAATCACAGGCCAGAGAATCCGTGGCAATACGCTAGCTGAGAAAGCTGAGTTCTTCAAAGGCAAGCTAGATTCTGGAGAAGAATCACTAATCAGCCAGATGATGTAACAACTCTGGTAGCTATGGAAGTGGAGGGGTCTTGACAACCCTCCCTTCCTAGTGCATAATGCCAACACTCTCACAAGAGAGCGCATCTCCACACTCAGTATCACAACCGTAGTACAACCCGCAGCATAATTTCCCTAGAAAGGAAAACTGAAATGAGCGAAGTCACCAATCAAGCCGATGTGCAAGCCAACTTCGACAACAAGATCGACGTGAAAGAATTCAAGTTTCACTTCAAGACTGTCAAGGACAAGGAATCTGGCATCGAAAACAAGCGTCCTTCTGTGGAACTGAAACTTCCGGTTCCTTCTGTCGAAGGTGTTGTGGATATTCTCAAAGCTGGCGGCAAGCAACTCGAACTGTTGCTGTCTGCTGTGGAATCCATCGTCGTCGCGCAGGCTCGCAGCATTCTGAATGACAATGATGGCATGACTGCTGCTGATTTCCCGATGCCGCAATGCACCTGGGAATTCATCGCCAACATGCCCGATGCAGAGAAGCGTGGCCGTGGTATTCCCAAGGAAGTCTGGGAAGAATTCGCTGCTGATTACATCGCTGTTATGCCGGGCGCTACTGGCAAATCTGTTGAGCAAGTTACTCTTGCTGCTCAACTGTTCGTCGGCAAGTTCCAGAAGGTCAAGACCAACAAGCCTGTCATCACCAAGCTGCGTGAGCAACTCGCTGTTTATTTCAACAACAGCACGCAAGCTGAACAATTCACCGACTGCGTGAAGTTCCTGGATGAAAAGGCAGAGACTCTGCTGCAAGCAGACGAGACTGCGCTCCTGGCAAACCTGTAATCTGCTGTTGCAGTAGCCATAATTTAGGGCTAGGGAATCTAATAAATTCTCTGGCCCTAATCTTATGTCCATCGAACAGCAGTACTCCCGCTATCTTCCAATATGGAAAGAATTAAAAGCAAAAGGAAAGTGCAGAATTACTGCACCTCCAACAGCGCACCGTCGCATAATCAAAGCGGTGAAAAAGCGCAGAGATAAGGACACAGAATTTCTCTACGAACTTGCAGAGTCTAACAAGTCTCACAGACTTCGCATTGAAATTGCAGGTTCGATTATCACATTCACATTGAATACATTTCTCACACTCAGAGGATTATAAACATGACACAGGCCACACAAGCTGCCGCAGTACAGATGCCAGAAGATCTGAAAATCAAACTGGCCGAATTGCAGGAATCAATTCTGTCTGCACATCCTCGTCTGCCTATTCTGTTGCGTGATATTCACAAGCAACTGAAAGAGGATGCAAGCATTGTCACAATTCTTACCGATGAGGAAATAGAAATAGTGGTATCAGGTCTGAAGAAGCAAACCACTACTGAGATAACACAGGCTGCAATCAAGGCCAGGATTCCCAAAGGGAAATCTATCACGCTCGCCGATCTGTGATAGGGAGCACACAATGTGGCTAGTAACTCTCCAATTGCTGTCCTTTACTGCGATCTGCGTCTGCGTCGTGGGATTAATTTCTCTGACTACAAGATACTGGCGGATTGGCTTTGTCTGTATTGTTATCAGCCAGCTAATCATCGCTACCATGTCAGCCGCGATCTCGGTGTGGCTCTTGCAATATTCTGGGATGGCAACCTAACTGCGGCGTGGCACTGCTATAACGACTGCACACATTTCAATCCACTCATTCAAGAAGAAATACTACAATGGATACTGACCTCAGAATCAAAGCACTTTCCTATTCATCTCTCTTAACTCTGCATTCTTGCCCGCGCAAGTATCAGTTGTACAAACTGAATACAAAGAAACAGGAACCAAAGGAAGGTGATACTTCCTCTGTGACATTCGCATTTGGTCACACGGTTGGACTGGGTATCCAAGAATACATCACCCATCACGATGAGGATCTCACAATCTGGAAATGTTTCCTGCAATGGGAAGCTGATCTGCTAGACGAGAATGACAAGCAGAAGAAATCGTTCTGGCTTGCAGTTGCCGCAGTCCAGCGTTTCATTTCCATGTGCAAGAATGGATTCCTCCGTGATTGGGAACTTGCTACATACAATGGCAAGCCTGCCGTAGAACTATCATTCATCGTAAGACTTCCTAACGGATTCACATACAAAGGATTCGTGGATGCAGTCCTTGTTAATACTCTAACAGGGGAAGTAATGATACTGGAACTGAAGACAACTTCAGCTACCAATCTATCCTCCGCCGCATACAAGAATTCATTCCAAGGTATTGGCTACAGTATTGTGCTTGACACTCTGTTCCCAGATCTGTCATCCTACACTGTGCAGTATCTGATATACAAAACAAAGGCATCTGAGTATGACTCGATGCCGTTTGAGAAATTCTATCTCGACCGCGCATTGTGGATTCGTACTCTCATGCTCGAAGTAGATACCATTATGATGTACGAAAATGCAGGGATCTATCCTATGCACGGGGAATCCTGCTATGATTTCTACCGTGAGTGTGAGTACTATGGCACTTGCACTCTCAGCACAGAAGTACTGACTACCGCACTCACGGAGGAACAGAAGCAGGAATTGATTCGCGCACAGGAAGAAGATTTCCAAATCACACTCACGATCAACGATCTCATTCAAGCGCAGCTTGCTAAAGAATAAACCGCACACACAAGGAGATACACTACTATGAAACTAACCGACAAAGCACCATCCTCGACGCACCGCATTCTTGTATTCGGTGCTCCCAAATCTGGCAAGACACAGCTGGCCGCGGGACTGGCAAGCAAATACAAAATCATCTGGTTCGATCTGGAGAATGGCTATGGCACACTACTTAAACTACCGCGCGAATATCAGGAAAGGATTGAACTCGTATCCATTCCAGATAGCAAGACCTTCCCAATTGCAGTTGAGACGATGCTCAAAGTTATCACAGGAAAGGAAGTACAAATCTGTGAAGCGCACGGTAAGGTGCTATGCCCTCTCTGTAAGAAAGATAACGCACCTACGACCACAATCAATCTCTCTGAGGTTGGCCAGGATACGGTTGTTGTTATTGACTCTCTCACCCAGTTCACGAATTCGGCAATCGCTTTTATAACTAAGGATAAGCCGGATGATTACAAGATGGATTTCTCTGACTGGGGAAACCTGCGCGCAGTAGTAGAGAAATTCCTTTCTCAAATTCAGCAGGCCAAATACAACGTAGTCTGCATCAGTCATGAAGAAGAAGTTGAGATGGAAGATGGCCGCAAGAAGATTGTCCCTGTATGCGGATCATCTAAGTCATCTCGCAATACTGCAAAGTATTTCGATCATGTTGTGTATTGCGAGATGAAGAACAGGAAACACATTGCTGCATCCAGCACAACGTATGCGAATAACATTCTTACTGGCAGTAGAACTGATGTAGTACTGGAGGGAATGGAAGCTGGCGGTGATCTCCATAGAATTATGCAATCCACATCGCAGCCACCTGAAACTCCTGGGCAGAAGGCAATCGCATCACTCAAGACACTCGGAGGTATCACGAAATGACACAGGACATTGATACAACTCTTACGGAACGTGGCTCTCGTTACGGACTCTTTGTCGATCACGCTCGCATCACACAGAATATCAAAGAGGCAATGCAAGATTCTCCCAACTGGGAAACTCTCGCAGTAGATCAGAAAGAATGTTTGGAAATGATCGCCCACAAGGTTGGTCGTATCCTAAACGGTGATCCTAACTATCACGATAGCTGGCATGACATTGTTGGCTATGCAAAGTTAGTGGCAGACAGGCTGCTAGGTATTATCAAATAACCTGCACACACGCAACACATCCATGCAACTCAATCTACTTAAACCATGAAAGTGAGAAACTGAAATGAGCGAAACCAATAGCAACGTCGATCTGGACAGCATCCTTGATTCTTCCATTGATGATCTGGCGGATCTCCCTGAGTTTGCCGTCTATCCCAATGGCGTGCATCGTGTCATCATCAACTTCGAGAAGAAGGAAGTCAATAAGCATCCTTCCGTCGAGATGAAGATGAAGGCGCTGGAGACTGTGGAACTCGCCAATGCTGGCGATACTCCGCTGGAAGCTGGCACGGAAGCATCTGTGCTGTATATGCTGGACAATGAATTCGGCCAGGGTTCTTTCAAAGCAATCATGAAAACCCTCGGCGAAGCAACCGGCGCAGGCAAGATCTCCGAGATCATGGAAGCTGCACAAGGCATGGAAGTTCAGGTCGTGTGCAAGGTTCGCCAGAACAAGGACAAGACTCAGTCCTATACCGGCGTGACCAAGATCATTGTCTAGACCTAGGCGTATGATCTGATTCCGGTGGGATTAGGATTCACAAGATCTTAGTCCCACTCAATCAGCTCACACCACACAGAAAAGGAAACATAATGTCATGGCTACTCCTAAATTTCGACCTTATCTTACCATTACTCAACTTAATTATTTTCTCGATCTCATGCAGTCTGATGATCGGGCGGCCACTGAAAATCTCAGGAAGAATACAACACAAGAATTAAAACTATTCCTACTGAAGCATGAGTATGGCGGTGTGACTCCTGCATTCGTTTCTACTGGACGCAAGTCTATTGCAGATAAACTTGGCCTAGATCTGGCTGATCCACTCCAAGCAAGGGAAGCAGCGTATGCTACATGGACTGCCAACCCGCAGCTTTGCACAGCAGAAGAAATCAAAATGGCACAGCTGTATCGGTATGAGAATAATCTAATGTCACCATCTGAGGAGGCTGAGTATGAACAAGGAATCTAAAGCTGGATCTAAGCCCGCAGTTCGTAGCAGGGTATTCGTGTATGATGGCAAAGCATATATGCGTGTCACTCCTGTAAAGAGATTGTTCAATTCCACTATGGTACATGAGGTTGTGACCCGCGGTGACTTCTTTGCAGTTAATCTTCAAACTGCTGAACTCACTGTGCTTCCATCTGGAGCAGATATTGCAGCCTCCGCCAAAGATTTCCTACAACAAGAACTCGCATTCACGCGCTGATCCACTGATCCATGAGACTCTTACTTGTAGCTACTGCACAGGATAAGCCATACCTTGCAAGATTGAAACCTTGTATTGGTGTTGCATCCTGTGCAGTCATCACAGATACACCATCCACTCTATATGAGTTGGATGTAATTGCTCGTGAAAAGAAAGCTGATGCAATCATTACCACGTCGCAAGCATTGCTGAATAAGCTGGTAGTATTGCAGAACTCTCGCCGCAAACCTAGCATAGATAACTATGCAGGTTCAATCTTTACTTCTCATGGCCGCGAGATACTATTCCTGCATCCTCTCGAACATCTTATCACCGTACCATACGGTGCATTCCTAGCATCAAGGTATATATCTAAACTGACGAATCCAACCGCGTGGTTCCCTGAGCCTGCGTTTGATTGGTGTGTGCTAGATCCTACCAATGTAGAACAGATATTCGAGAGGTATTCAAATGCGTACATCATCGCGGCCGATATCGAGACTTTCAGCGATCCTCCTAGTATTCGCTGCATTGGCTATACTGCTATATTCATCGACGCCAATAACAATCTCAGCGCTCATTCAAGTGTTCTGCCTATTGATAGCAGCTGGGGTGTTACTTGGATGCGGAAGTTCAACTGGGAATTAAAAGCGCCAAAGGTATTTCAGAATGGTAAATATGATATTGCGTATCTATCCATGTATTCGGCTGTCCCATATAATTACCTCTGGGACACCGCTACCATGTTCCATGCTTGGTACTCCGAACTCCCTAAAGACTTGGCTTCGCTTAATGCGTTCTTTGTACGCAAGTCTATGTACTGGAAAGACTTGGCCGCGACGTCAGATCTACATACATACTATCTATATTGTGCCAAAGATACAGTCGCAACGGCGCTAGTTCTGCTAGGCTGCATCAGAGATATGCCAAAGTGGGCGGCAGATAACTATGCCAATGAGTTCCCACTTCTGTTTCCATGCCACCTTGCTGAGATGACTGGAATCAAGCGAGACATTCCAAGTCTCTCAACCCAATGCACAGAGATGGAAGCATCCATTTCCAGTAAGAATGCCAGACTATCTAAGCAACTGGGTGTGCGAGACTTCAATGTTAATAGCCCAGTTCAGATGAAAGAATTGCTAAAGATTCTAGGCTGTGCAGATCTCGGCGCTGCTGATGCAAAGAATCTAGCGAAAGCAAAACTGCGTCATCCACTCAACGCACATCTCATTAACCAAGTAGTATCAATTCGTAAGGAGAGAAAACTTGTCTCAACCTACCTCACCCCAGGAAAAGAATACAGGGGAAGAATCCTATATGCTCTTAATCCACATGGAACTGATACCGGACGCCTTGCTAGTAAGGAGCATCATTTTTGGTGTGGCCTCCAGATCCAAAATATTCCAAGAGGATCTGTTGTTAAGCGCACCTTTGTTGCAGATGATGGATTCCGCATCGGGGAGTGCGATCTCGAACAAGCTGAAAGCCGTGACACAGCACATATCGCAGGTGACGAGAGTCTCATTAAAGCCGTCTCAGGCACAAGAGATTTTCACTCTGTCAATGCCTCGGCGTTTTTTGGCGTACCTTACGATTCTATCTACTCAGACGCCCTCAGAAAAACAATAGACAAGGCGCTGAGAGATCTGGCCAAGCGTGTGAATCATGGTGCTAATTACAACATGGGCGCGAATGTTCTGGTAGATACGATGGGAGAAGATAAGATTGCCGAGGCCGCGCGCATATTGAAACTGCCGCGCCTCTGGTCTTACAAGCAAATAGCAGAGCACCTGCTCAAGCAATTCCATACCACATACCCTGCAATTTCTAGGATCTACTACCCCGGAGTTATCCATGAAGTTCTCACCACTCATATGCTGTCATCTAAAGCTGTACATACTGTACCGTATCAAGCTAATACAACTGGCTGGGTACGGTATTGCTTTGATGATCCGTCGAAAAGCAAGAGCGCGCTTAATGCCTACGTTGCGCATCCTCCGCAGTCTCTAAATGCAATGACTCTTAACAAAGCCTTCATGAGGGTATTCTATGAAATCGCAATGCATCCCGATCACCACGCTAATTTTAAATTGCTCGCCCAAATTCATGATTCAATACTGTTCCAATTCAGGGAAGGTCATGAATATCTGGCAGAACGAGTACGAGAATGTATGGAGATCAGTGTATCCATCAAAGGATACGATGGCAAAGTTAGAAGCTTTACTGTACCAGCAGCACTTAAGCTTGGGAAAGACGGTAAAGGAAGTACTAACTGGGGAGACACAGAGTGATCTCGCAGAATGAGTTGCTTGCAATCAAACAGCAGGTAGGTTTAGATTTTATACCTACTCAATACCAGAGAGCATTGGAGATACTGGCAGCCGATGGCCCAATCACTGTGGAGGCATTGTCTGTAGAATTAAATACATCACTAGAGTATTCTCGCCTTGTGATGCACAGACTGAAAAGGATTGGTGTTGTCTGTGTAGTGCATTGGAAGCGCACTGGCGCAAATGGTATGCCCACTAAGGTGTGGGGATTTGGTAATAAGGATGTAAGGCAACCTTCTAAACTGACGCCTGCTGAGAGAAGTGCAAGAAGCAGGATGAAGAAGAAAGTATTAGAAGGTAGTGTACGACTTGGAATATGGGGGATTTAGATATGACTGAATCTTGGACTGAACTACATGAGGAACGTAACGCCCTGCGTAAACATGTGGAGGAACTGACGCAAGCAGAGAAAGAACGCACTTCTGCGCTACTGGATACCACTGAAGAACTAGAGGCTTGCGAGGAACAACTCGCCGCCGAGCAGCAAGCAAAAGCATGGCTGAAAAACGAATACACCGTGCAAGAATCGAAACTGATCTGTGAGCAAGCATACTCGCAGCAGTTGCGTGAGGCGTTGCGTGGAATCTCGTCTGACAATCATCATTCTAGAGAACTGCGCAGAATAGCACTCTCCGCTCCCCATGACACCACCGCACTCGACCGCAGCAACAAGCTGTATGCGGCGGCGGTGTTGGAAAGGTACATTGAAATCATGCTGAAAGCAGGATGCACAAGGGCTGTGCAAAAAGCCACCCAAGAAGCAGCACAACTTCGCAAGGAGGCTGGGGAATGATGGACTTACAGACTATGGAAACCGAGTGGCTTGCATCTAAGCAACGCATCGCCGCTCTCGAAGCCGAGGTTGCGGAACTCAAAACGGAACTTGAACGAGAGCGTATCCGGCTTGCTGCTTGTGGAACCGCCGCACTCGGTTACTACAACGGGTGCAATGATGAATACAAGTCGGCATCACTGGACGATGTTCTGCGACTGCGGAAGGATGCGGAGCGGTATCGGTGGATCAGGAACAACGACTATCTCAGCGTGATGGACAATGCTAAATGGGAATACCTTGATGCTGCCATCGACGCCGCTATCAAAGAGGCGCAATCGTGAGCAAGAAATCTAAAAAGAAATTCCTCAAGCTGGTATTGAAACGTCGCAATTCTAAAGACACGGTTCCAGTCACCATAGTAGGAAAGAAGCTATTCTTCGGTAGGATTGTAAAACCGAAAGAACCTAAGGAATAACTGTGCAAAACAACCGTGATGATCTAATCACAGGATACATGAACTATATCGGGGAAACAGAAGCGCCTGCAACATTCCACCGATGGTCATGTCTGACAATACTAGGAGCGTGGCTTGGCCGGAGATACCACTTTCGGCTGGGCCATTTTAGTATTTCTAGTAATCTCTATGTAATGCTAATGGGAGGTGCAGGTTCGCGGAAATCCACAGCGATCAAGATTGCAGCAGGTCTGCTAAGAAAAGCTGGCTATGATCGCATTGCCGCAGAGAGAACCACTAAAGAGAAATTCCTAATGGATCTAGCAGGTGAGGGATTGGAGACAGGCAGCACTGATATCTGGGAACAGAATCTATTTGGCGGCGAGGGCAGCGCAGCGGAAATCCTAGTAGCAGCAGATGAATTCAATACATTCGTAGGTAACGGAAATATTGAATTCCTTTCGCTGCTAGGTGTGCTCTGGGATTACAGCGGGCAGTTCTCAGATCGTAAGAAAAATTCCAAGTCTCTCATCATAACTGATCCAACAGTAAGTATCCTAGCAGGTAACACAGCAACTGGTTTCAGCCTAGCGTTTCCAGCGGAAGCAATAGGCCAAGGTATTTTCTCCAGACTCATACTGATTCATGGAGAGAAAACTGATAAAAGAATCACATTCCCAGAAGCACCTTCAGACAAGACAGAGAAACTATTGGTAGATCTATTTCATGCAGTCAGACAGGTAGCATCAGGCGTGGCAGTATTAGATCCAACCGCGCGCAATATGCTAGATGCCATTTACAAATCTCACGGGGGACTTTCAGATGTTCGATTCGAGTCTTATACTAACCGCCGGTTTACTCATCTTATTAAGCTATGTCTCATATGTTCTGCTTCTGCTCTGCGCAATGAGATTACTGAATCGGATGTTCTCTACGCTAATACGCTACTCACCCACGCGGAGCACAGCATGCCTAAGGCTCTTGGAGAGTTTGGAAAAGCGCGTAACTCTGATGTTGCACATAAAGTAATCCAAGTCCTAGAGAACTCATACACCCCAGTTACACTAAAAGTACTGTGGCAAGCAGTACATAATGATCTGGAAGATATATCCGCATTAAAGGATATGATCAGTAACCTAGTAATTGCGGAAAAGATCATATCCACAAAGGCAGGGTTCCTCGCAAAGCGCAGAATACTAGAGGAAGAATCAAGCGAGTTCGTAGATTTCTCACTGTTGTCAGATCAAGAAAGGAAATACATTGCATGAGTATGATACAGATGGTTAAAAACAATGTGGTGTTCAGAGAATTCCCAACCGCGGAATTCAGTCTGAATACAATGTCTGGGCTGGTAGTGATTACATCCAGAGCAACAGGCAAGCCAGAAGTTGTATATTCTTCCAATTACTTCGATTACGTGGAGATTACAGATGAAACAGTTTAAAGGCATCAAAGTGATGCATGATATTGAGACTCTCGGCACCAAACCTGGCTGCTCGATTCTCTCAATCGGGGCAGTTCCATTCGGAGTCCATGCTGATCTGGAACCGTTCTATGTAAAGATTTCTCGTGAGTCCTGCCGCGAAGTGGGACTGGTGGAAGATGCTGCTACTCTCGCATGGTGGGATAAGCAATCGCCAGAAGCAAGACTGGAAGCATTCTCCGGCACAGTCCGTATCGAACTGGCGCTGCTGATGTACGCTGATTACCTGAAGCAACTATCTCCTGAGCATGGCATCGCACCGTGGGGAAATGGCGCATCATTCGATTCTCCCGTCCTCGCCGCCGCATACAATGCTTGCTTCCTGCCGCTGCCATGGGATTTCCGCAATGAAGCCTGCTACCGTACATTGAAGAATATGATCCCGATGATTCCATACACACCGCCTGCCATCAAGCACAATGCCCTGCAAGATGCACTGGCGCAGGCAGCTCACGCTGAACGTATCATGGAGTTTCTGGAGACCAAGGGGATCCTGATATGAACATTGTGCAATTTCCAGAAGTTGCAATACAGCTTAACCTGGAACTGCGTAACCATCCTCGCTGCCAGATGATGCTAGCCTCCTTGCCGCAACACGCATCTCTGAATGAACGAGTGGCAATGATAGCCACCTACTGCGGAGTGATAGTAGATGGCGAGTACGGTGAAGATAAGCTGGAAGGTCTGTTCGAGTTGTTGCTGAAACGAATGCGAGAACTCAGTACGAATGTAATTGAGACTGTGCAGTAGGTAGTACCAAATAAAAAACCCAGAGAGTAGAATCCCTGGGTTTTTTATCGTCTTGAGATTTAGTAAGATTTAAGTATAAAACGGCGGTGCTTTCAACGGACTCGTATCTCTATTACTTTCATAGTGGAAATCTACCATCAGACCAAACACGCTGTCTGTGTTCTCAGTCCCGCCGTTAGTGACACGCCGGAGAGTTAGCAGAATCAATTCATCAGGCTCAGTCAGCGTAAGTCTGTCTGCATCTCCCACCTCACTAACCATATGCCGCCATGCAGTACCGTGCGGAGTTGCAGTGATTGTAGCAAGCAGCGTAGGCGCAGAGAAGTTAGCCTGATTATGTCCAAGAGCACGCTGCATATGGAGTTCCCAGCGTACAGGCTGCACACTAACTCCAGACGTACTCCAATGCACATGGACGTACCCATAGCCGCCAACTTTCAGATCGTGATTCACATGAAATGGTGCTAGCCACACATAGTCACCAACAGCGAATGCGTATTCTTGCCGCTGCAATGTGCCAGCCGCGCCGAAATTAGTAAGCAAGGGGGCAGAAACCCCTCCAGGAGCAGCGAAGATAGGTGCAGTCAGATCTTTCCAGCCAGTCTCACCAACGCCAAGCGCTTCGAACGCAGCAATACGATACTCATGACTTGTAGCTACTGCGCTACCATCAACGCCTACCTTCGCTTCTAGCGCCTCTACTGCATCGTTCAGATTGGTGTGATGTTGCGAATGCGTAACAGGGCCGCTACCCAGTCCATCAGTTCCTACAGGATTGCTGAAATCATCCAGAGAAGTTGGGAAATTTGTAGCCATCAGAAACCTCCGTTGTAATTCATAGTCTTCGGCAATCCATCATAAGTAGCAGTAGCTGAATTGAATGAGGAGTCCAGGCCCGCCGCAGTTGGCAGTTGCCCCATGAATGCAGGCTCAGGAGATTTCTGACTGTGCCGCATCATCGTGAATATCTCACGGATCATATCCTCAGAACTGAGTTCCATTTCTTCCTCTGCATACGGATTGGCTTCCGCAGCAACAGCAGCAGGAGGAACTACAGGAGATGACAGCGCCGCCACCATCTCATCAAAGTTAGGCAGTCTGCCAAGTTCATCAAACATACTCATGTCATTCTCCATCATTCATAATGGTCTGTAGTGCAGTAGGAGTTTCTGCTCCAAGCCTGCGACGTAGTTGCTCTGCTTGTGATATGTTGGCATTTTTGTATTGCTGCGCCATGAACTGTGCGAACTCTGCCTGCTTGCCGCCGGTGCGTGCATACGTCTTAGCGAAGTCTGAGATCTGGGCTTCATCTGGCTCATTGCCGCCAAGGATAGATAGCTTAATCGCCTCTCCAAGCACCTTCCTCTTAGCTGCATCAGCAGTACGATATGTATTAACTCTGAACATCGTATCATTCACAATGGCTTCATCCAGAGGCTTGGCTCCAGCAATACGAGCAAGACTGCTGAGACTATACAGATCATGCGCCATCAGCATATTACCCTGCTGATTCATCGAGATCACTTTCTTGTCATCCCTGCCTGCCGCTTCCAGAATCTGAGCGATACCAGTAAGCGGGCGGGAGATACCATTCTGCTCAACGCCGCGCAGGAATGTACTCCACACATCGCCGCCAGCCTGTATCTTCTGGTACATCTCTTTGCTGTTAGCGAAGAAGCGTTCAGTGGCTTGATAGATCGGAGTCTTGGAAGGATCAAGAGGCAGCAGAGTAACGTGCCGTGGATTGATGTCACCGCGGCTATACATATTAATCTTCAGATCTGGATGGAAAGCGCCGAGGCCATTAGACAAGCCGCCGTACAGCAGCCACTCTCCAGCATCCTTACCTGCTCCAGAGAATATGGCATCGTACATAGTCTTGTGCTGCGTGTTACCTCCAGCAGATCCGATGATGTGAGTATTGATCGCATTGAACGCTGGCAATCCATTCAGGCCATAGATGGATGCTTGCAGTCCCATCATCACCGCAACTTCCTTACCTTGTCCTTCTCCGACGTAGCGGAAAATCTGTTGCAGCATATTGAACTGGTAAGTTTGGAACAGGCCAATCGCCTGACCAATCGGGCCTTGGAATACAATGGGACGCTGCGAAGCCAGATAGTTACCCTGAGTACGATTCACGAATGTGTTAATATAGGACAGCGCCGAGTCAGGAGACAACACGCCGTGCTTGACTGCCACATCTGTAATGTCCTTCATCGTCATGGCAGCAACGTAGCGGTTCATTTCCTCCACTAGCTTGTTAGCTGTCCACTTCTCAGCACCGTCGCCAAGTTTCTTCAGGCTAACCATCGCCTTCTGCACATACGCATTGTCTCCATTGGCGATAGCCATTGCGATATGATCCAGCGTCTGGTCATACTGCTCAGAGATACTGGTCACAAATCCATGATCCTTAGCCCACTGTCTGCCTACTTTGTCAGAGTGGAATCCACCCAGATGTTTGGCAATCAGCTTGGTAGGAGAAGTCATCATGTCTCCAGTACCAGGCGTTTTGATCTGCATCAGTTTAGCCAGCTCTCCTACAGCTTCTGCGTTGCCACCTTGAATTGCACGCATCACTGCTTTGGTCTCAGCGCCCAGTAGGACTGCTGAACCTACCGAGTTGTTCAATGCGTTCATTGGATCTGACCGCAGCGCGAATGTTGCAATAAGAGAGTTGACTTTATTTACAACAGTGGTCAGTGCTCCGCGCGCCACCTTACCATTCATGGCTTCGTACAAAGCACTGTCTACCACCGGGCCTTCGTATCCTACATTACGAAGTGAGGCATTGATTTCATCCAGATGATCCGTGCTTGTGGCTTTAGAAAACAGTCTGCCAATCCCATCCGTCAGCTTGCTAACTGCGCTGTCGAAGTACGTATTGGCATTTGCCCACAGCGGATACTCGTCGATCTTGGTAATGTCCAGTGCTAGTTTGATAAGATTAGCAGCAGGATCATTCACAGTGTTCTGAGCATACGACAGCGGACTGATGTATCCGAACTTCGATGAAGCAGCCTGAATAGCAGGAGCAGCCACAGAGCGGAAACCTGAGAACTCCTGCGCATACTTGTGCTCTACGGCGGTACGCACAGTAGCAGCATCCCGCGAGAGATGCCACTCCAGCATATCATTCACGATCTCTTTAGGATCGGTAAGTGGCAGGAACGAAGAACTTCCGCCTTTACGAGCAAGCGCCACATTGATGTAATTATCCGACAGCGTGCGCTCGAACTCGAACTGGCCAATGGATTTGAAATACTCCTCAGCTTCTTTCTTGGTGTATACTTTCAATCCCTTGGCAAGCAACTCAGGATCTGTCATGATGCTATTGATCTGAGTCTCCAGCGTCTGCGCGTCCTTGGCATAGATCATCTTCGAGTGGCCAGTGCCATTCACAGACTTGTCAATCACGTAAGCAAAGTGCGGCGTATTCTTAGGATTGCGTGGAATCGGATAGAACACTCCCTCGTCGAAACGATCATGGTAGCCATTGTTGATATTGATCTGCTGCAGAACACCGCGGCGTTTATTATTCAGCTGGATGTGATCGGCAATAAGTTTCTGCACCAGCGGCGACTCGATAGCAATGGAGTCTGGCATTCCATTAGCAACAGCGCTTGCAACAGATTCATCATACTTGGCAAGTGCTGCCTTGTACAGTTCTGGCGTATCGAAATCTCCCACGAATGGAGCCTTACCATATACAAGCGCAGTGCCATCCTCATTCAGGAAATACTTATTTGGCAGATTACGCAGTTTCTCATTGAGCACGCTCCACTCAATAGCATCATCAGTCTGCACAGCCATTTTCTGCAGCGTAGGCGTGAGAGTGTCAGATGTAACCTGCTTGGTTTTCTTGATCAGATCATGAGTACGCTGGCCAACGTAGCCAAAGAAACTTGACCACGATCCGTAGTTTCCATTCTCAGCGGTAAGGAATCCTGACCCAGTGCTTGCACCAATAGGAGCACCGCGCATACCTGCTGTGCTAGGAAGTTCTTCCCTGAGAAACTGCATGACGATCTTGTCAGCAGCATCACGATACAGTTGCTCTTTCTGCCCCACGATTGCCATACCTTCCAGCAGATGCCCATCCACATCTTTAAACAGATTGGATTTGACAATAGCTTTCACAGTGGTAGGAGTGAAGTTAGGATCGAACTCATGGCCAACGTCGCGCGCCATCTTACGCAGATGATCACGGGCAGTCCATTGCAGTTCATCAGCCACCGTGCCAGACAGAACTTCTGGAGTAGCATTCACAACACGAGCAGCATCAGCCGCAGTAGGAGTACTGGCACGAACAGCTATGTCATCCAGTACAGTCTGCGGAATCGGACGCACCAAGTGGCCCGCGAACTTGTCAAAACTAGGATGCTTGTCCAGCAGCTTCGGCTGCTTGGATACGATGCCAAAAGCATCTGCAAACATCTCATGCCAGTTGTTTCTGTAATCTATGGATGCCTGATCCTTCGCTCTCCACAGATGAGGACGCGCCATCTTACTAAGCGCCATTACCTCATCCCTGATAGCTGCATCGAACGTAGCATCCAGATTAGTACGAGTCACGCCACGGGAATCCAGAATGGCCTGGAACATCGAGTGGCCTTCTTCATGCTTGAGAGTGCGAATGATCTCAGAGATAGGCCGATTCAATCCGATGCCTTTCTCAATAGCGATCACATCCGCACTAACTCCAGTCTTGCCACTCTTTCCAGCAATGCGATGGAAGAATCCGTAGTACCCACCGGCAGGATCATCGACAACATTGAAGTTGATACCGAAGTATCCTTTCAGTTTATCCACCAGATCGTCAGTACTCAGCGCCAGCTTACCTCCAGCTATCATACGATCTGCTACAGCTTTCTGCTGTCCCTTGATGAATTGAGCAATCTGCGCCTGCCCGGAAACAAGATAGGCTTCATCGACTGCCTTACCTTCAGGGATAACCTTGATCTTGTCGAACCCATCGCGCAATGCTTTCTGCAGCAGCGGAATGTCAGTCTCGTGAAAGAGATGGCTTCCATCATCCAGCAGTTTCGGAGACAACTCTGCCCACGCGTAGCGAGACTCGACTGCGTCCAGCGGCAGCCCTGTGATATTAAATGCGCGGTACGGATTGTTGTTGTGATTGTATACAGTTGAGCCAACTGCCACACCGTCGCCGCGAGGCGTAAGAGAAATAGTCTCACCCTTGCGCAACTTGTTAGCAAGTCCGGGAATCGCTGGCTTGTCAGGACTAACTGCTCCAGTCAGAAGATCCACAAAGGAAACTCTGTAACTGGTGAGTTCAGCTTGTTCTTCAGGAGTCAGAGACAGCGTAGCTTTGTGTTTAGCAAGCAATGCAGAACGGCGCTTCTCCGCACCGCTAACCACACCGAGCCGAGTTATGGAGGAAGATTCCAACAACATCTTCATGTTGTCATCGAACGAACTATTCTTAAGAGTCTTGAACAAAGTCTCTGCTGCTACATCATCTTGGCTGGTCAGCGTATTGAGATGGCCGCGGATTTCATTCCACAAAGTCTGCTGAGTCTTTGCTGCCGTATCTGCCATCCGCGCCGCGAAGGGGCTATTGGGATCTACAACCGGAAGTCCTTCAAGTTGATGTAACCGTACAAGAATCTTGTCACTGGCAGTAGCAGACTCGATGGGATTGGCCGTAATCTTCCACGGCTGCAATTCCTTGTCAATACCAGTCAGGCCTTTCTTAATTGCACTGGTAGTAATAACTCCTTGGATAGCGCCGCCAACCACACCGCCGAGTACGCCGCCAGTCACCACATCCCACATGAGATCGGAACTGGTGCGCTCATTCAGGATGGGAGTATTAAACATAGTGGCATTCACGAATCCAGTGAATACTGCACCTTCCATGAAATTCTGCCATACTCCATCACGCAAAGACTTGGCAACATTCTCCTCCATCAGAGAGAATGGATTGCCTTTCGAGCCAAGAGACTCAATAGCTTTGCTGAGATACTTCTGGTGGGAGGGGGCCAGCAGACCTAAAGATTCGCCGAATGTACCTCCAAAACTGCCAGCCCCGATTGCCTCCCGTAACATCAGCTGGCCGCCCCGGAGTACTTTAACTCCGGCCATGCCAGGCACAATGCTGCTTGCAAGAAATCCAGCCGCGTCTATTCCCAGCTTGTGATCTTCGTAGTAATTAGCCAGATCTGTATCGTACTCAGCAAGACGCTGCTTAGTCGTGGAAGTCTCATACGTACCTTCACCTTGGAAGAAGTTTCCAATGTTGGAAGGTATATTCGACAGATCATTGTATGTAGCAAATGCGGCCGCGGGAATCCCCTTAGTCACAACATCAGCAGCAGACGACAGAATCCCCTGACCGGAATTTGGATTGCCCAGCGAGTCATGGATACCTGCGGCAATGAAGTAGGCAGGTACGCTATCCAGAGTTTCTTCAGACATTATTGTTTAATCTCCTTCAGACCATACGCATCTTCCATTGCCTTGTGCGCCGTGCGCGGAATGGAATCTATTGGCTTCAGTGTGCTGTAGAATGGTTGCCCAGTGCGCTGCTCATAAGTCTGCGCGCCTTGGAACTGGGCTGGCAGATTCGGGAACGGCACAGCAGGAGGAATGAGATTGCCAGCGGCACTAGCAGCAGCGCCCAGTCCATCAAGTGCAACTCCCGGCGCAGCACTGTAAGCATCAGCAATAGCAGGCCCAGCAGCCCTAGCGCCAGACATTGCAGCTGCTCCTACTCGCGCATAGTCGCTACGCTGCACCACATTGGAAACGTACAGCTTCTGGATTGCATACTGAACCTTCAGAGGATCTGTGAGATCCACACGCTCGCGGCTAGTTATTAGTCCATATGTTGCATCAGCAAAGAATCCACCGCCGAGACTGACTGGCGCAGTATAGCTGGTCTGCGAACGCCCTGCGATTTTCCGGAACTCATGCACATCATTATTAATCTTGACTGCGCGAGTGAAGTAGGAACTCACGAACTTGGCCGCAGTAGTCGCATCCACGGCGCCATCTGCTAGCGCACGGGTAGCGGCACTCAGTATCACATCTGGATTGGAAGCACTACGGATAGATGTAGGATCAAGCGCAGGCACCACGTATTTCTGGAATATCGGATGGTTCCTGATCTCAGGAGAGTTCAGCATCGCGGTATAAGCAGGAGCCTCGAACGCAGAACCTTCTGTGATATTACCTTGCTCCGCATCGAATATCTTCCTGAACTCAGTCTCCTTATTGACTGCAATCATACTCTTATTCGTGGTCTGCTCTGCTGCCTTAGTTGTGGCCGCGGTCTGCCATCCAAGCACTTTCTCTTGCTGCTTGGTATTAGGCATCCAACCAGTCTTGCGCATATAGTCAAGACGGCCATCAATGGTATTGGCAATAGGCACAACAGTGCCAGGCTCCGCAGTCAGTAGCATCAAGCCACGCTGTTTCAGAGAATTTATATAGTCCGCATTGCCAGCTTTCCACTGGTTGAATCTGTTCATGTCAGCGATCGGTTTCTTACCATCATCAACCAGTGCTGCATTGACAAGCTGCAATTCCATCGCCTCAGCTTTCTTCTTGTCCTCCAGTTCGCCGAGTTGCATGTCCAGTATCTTCAGGCGACGCTGGTGATCAGCCGCCGCGCGAGCCTCAGTTTTCTGGGTATGAATACTCTGCTCATTCTTGAGCCACAGATTCAACTGGTGGTCAGTCATCTTCATGCTTTGATCTAGCAGTTCACCCTTCGTCTTGGCGGCAGTCAGTTGAGCAGCGGCAAAGTGTTGATCTGCCAGATTCTTAGCAGCACCCGCAACAGAAGCAACAGATGCGTCAGTCAGCTTGGTAGCAATGACGGAGGCAGTCTGCGAACTCTGCTGCACATGGCTGTGCGCCTTGGCAAGAGTATCAGCAGTATTGGTAATCTGCTTGTCCAACGCATCGCGTGCCTGCTGATCCCACGGAAGCGTGAAAGCATTGGCCAGCGCGGTGAGTGGATCTTCGAACAGAGACACGGAGGAATCCTCTGTGATCTTGGCATCAATGGCGCGGCGCTTCTGTGCCAGCTGATTTATATCCTGTCCAAGCGTAAGCATGAGTTCGGTAATATTGGTAGCCTGAGCAACACGTTGCGTAAGCTGCTGTGCCTCTAGTTCACCAAGCCTCTTGGTAGTCAGGCTCTGCGCAGTCTCAGTGGTATTTCCAATGAACTGATCCGGGCGCTGAGAAGCAGCCAGCATCTGCTCCGATGCTTGTGTGATTGTGGCATGGACACCTTGGAGTTCAAGGCGCCTATCTGCGAGTTCAGCCGCGGCCTGGTAGGGATTCAGCATCCCATCCGTAGTTGCAGTATTAGCTGCCATTTGCAATGTCCTTCGCAGTCATGAACAGATTACGGTAGATTGTGTATGCCAGTTCGTACTGACCGTTCTCCAGCGCCTCAACAGCAGGAGCAATGTAGTCACGATTGAACTGAGCATATACGGTAGCTGCATCCTCGCGCGCAGAGATACGGGACACGATCACAGGCGCCTCGTGGTAGTATTGCTCAATGTCCTCAGGATGATTCTCTTTCAGCCAAGTGTCACGGAACTCTCGCAACACTGTAAGTTCGTAGCAGTCATCAGGCAGTCCAGAATATTCACAGACTGCGGTAGTAATGAAGCAGCCGATTGCATCACCGATGTCAGAAACAACATCTCCTATCGCATCAGTCGCATCAGAGATAACAGGCACATCAAGAGAGTTGGCAATTGCCAGAACTGGGCCGACGCCTGGGATCATGCTAAGTGCGGCACTCTCTCCAGCACCGCCCCCTGCATTGTTACCGCTAAGAAGATTGAACATGGAACCTACGCCGGGCATACCAACATCAAGACCTGCTCCTGCTGCATCCATGCCGCCATACAACAGATCTGTTCCAGCAGAGAAATCCACTGCGGCAGATCCAAAATCTCCCATACTGCCATACAGCAAATCAGTACCGGCAGAGAAGTCAATAGCAGCGGATGGAAGATTGAAATCTGTCAATGAAGTTCCGAATGCACCAAAGTCAGCAGCGTTGGCTTGCATAGTTCCGAGAGGATCCATTACATCGCCCCAGTCTCCAGCAATACTGGAGGCGCCCATCCCTGCTTGTGCTATATCTGCACTAATGGGAGCATCCTTGAGGCCACCTGAGAACAGTTCGCTAATTAGTTCCTTGCCCTTCTTGGAACCAGCAAATGCAGCGCCACCTGCAAGCAACGCGCCGAGCATACTATTCTTACCTGATAGCATGCCGGGTGTGATATTCTTCTGAGTGGAAGGCTCTTTGATAACGGTAGTACCAGCTCTGGCTTTCTCTACCTCAGCAGCAGATCGCGCCATCAGGTCATTCACCATCATGGAGCGCACATTGGTATTGTACAGACCTGCTCCGCGCTGTCCCTGAGCAACCGCCGCCAGACCTGGCCTACCGCTAGTACCTTCCATCAGAGATTTCAGCAGCGCATCGACGCCAGCTTGCGAGATGTTATTCTGCGTAGTCTGACTACCGCCAGAGATTGTCTGGGACGTGCTGGAGCCAAACAGCTTCGATGGAATTCCCATCAATGCATTGATAAGTTCTATATTCGACTGAGCAGGAGTAGCCATGTTGTTCTCCGGGTTAGAGCTGAATTGTGAATTGGGACTATGTTATTGCAACACACCATACTGGTGTGAGAGGGGTCTGTATACTAGTACTTCAGATTCGGCATGAAGTACAGCTGTGTATCAGACATTGCGAAACCTATTACTTGCGCTGAACTTGGCGCAGTCGCAGCCACGCCGATCGCGCCTGGAGTACTAGATTGATAGTAGCGCAATCCAGGAGTTAGGGAGCCAGCCGCGAATGGCGGATACATACCAAAGATCTGCATTGATACGAATTCACCAGTCACGCCGCCACCTGGTGTATTACAGAATCCGTGACAGGCTAGAACACCGTCGTCTGCAAGCCACAGCTTACCATCAGACTTTACACCTACTGTCTGACCGTAAGCAATATTCTCTCCGCACTCCAGATTTATTGGCTCGCCTGTGTGCTGATCTATTGACTGAACCAGGATCCGTACCGCATTGTACAGACGTACAAGTTCAGAGAATAGTTCCTGATTGGAAGTAATAGGCTGTGCAGGAAGCCCAGTACGAATTGACTGTTCGCGACTGAGTGCCATGATCAGCGAGCACCTGCTACATTGAAATTCAGCAGCAGCGACACAGCATTGAATGCGCCTTTAAGGAGCACGGAGTGATTCACAGCTGTATTGTGAAAACTGTAGGCCACGGCCTTGCCAGTAGTTCCAGTGACCTGATACCCTGCAATGGCAGGCTGGAATACTTTGCCATCATATGTAGGAAGATCATACAGCGCAAATGTGTCGCCCACATTGACATTCTCGAATTCCACACCTTGCAGTTGCAGCAGACGCGAGCGCACATACTGGTACTTTCCTAGTATGAGTACTCCATTAGAATTGGCAGACACGATATCAGTATCAAGAGTCTGAATCCTGCCAGTGTCTGATACGAATGCAATGGTACGCTTCGGAGTCTCAGTTACACCTGTAGGATAGATACCCAGTTCAAAGCAATCAGTATGCTCCAACTTGAGTCTGCCCCATTGTTTGTATGCAATGTCGTAGTACAGAGCGTGAGTCAGAGAGTTCTCGCCATACGAGACCATGAGATACCGATCTGCTACAAGATGCAACCGCTTCAGTATCAGGGTATCATCAGTCTCAGTAAGCGACAGCTCATTAGTGAGTTCGTCGAAATCCTCAAACAGGCCGCCAGACAGGAAATCTGTGACTTCAGGAAATACAGCTTGTGCTTGACGCAGAGAAATAGATTGCATCCCAGAAGTGGTATATGCATACACCGCGCCGGAGCCGGAGTCACGAGACACATACGCATAATCTGTCAGGCCGCCGGAACCTGTGATTGGCTGGAACGTGTATGGGAATCTTGGATTGTCAGAAGCTTGTGCAGCAATACAGTTCTCTTCTGCGAATATGACAATGCCACCATATACTTCCTCTGCTGTCACAATGCGACCGCGCAGACCTTCTACCTGACCGCCGCCTGCGCCAGTCTCCAGGGAGGGCACGAAATCGGTAGCAAGAATGACAGAACTCCATGCCAGTTCGGATTCACTGTACGCAAGCAGGTATCCTTTATGGCCAACAACACCAATGATATCTGCTGCCACCAATCCACTCAATGCTGTCAGCGTAAGCGTGTTGGTAGTCCAGTCATAGACATAGCACCCTACATTGGAGAAGTATATGTAGGTAACGCCAGATACGAATGCGATAGTGACTCTCTTTCCTGCGATTGTGGCCGCGGCTGGAGCACCTATTGGCACTGTCCAGGTACTCGTACCTTTCTCCATTACATACAGATTGCCGCCAGAAGTAGTTCCTAGCAGCGCAGAATTTCCTGCCCCATCGCGGATTGTCGCTACATTATTGAGATCCGTACCTGCAGGAAATGTAGGTGGAGTGTATTCGCGATAGCCTACGCTCTTGTATCCTGAGTCAGTAGGCACCACATTGTGAAGATAATACACCTGCGGCACACCAATTGCAGAATCAAGAGATTCCTTGGTGGCCAGCCCTCCAATGTAGTTCTGATCCTGCTGCTTGACGATTATAGACCTGCCAAATAGTTCTGACAGGAATGGGAAACTAGCAGTTTTCAGGTTAGCACGATATGTGATATCAGCCATCGCAGAATACCTATCTGATTAGTAGCGTTTGAACACCAGTGCACTTATGGTACCAGATGCCAGATCCACCGAGCCGACGCTGTTGTTATGCAGCACAGCAGTCACTATATTGGAAGCAGTCACATTTCCAGTAAGTGTGAGATCTAGTACATCGAGGGAGAATGCCACAATACAGAAGTCTCCCAGAGCAGCGCCAGTCACTGTAATCTCTTTAGCTTCTTTCGCGTTAACTGCGATCGAACCAGGATCCCAAGTAGTAGATCCTGTGAGATTAGCAGACTGCCCTTCTTTTGCGAAAGGCACAACGCTGCCATCTTGGAACTTCGCATACACCTCAGTGACAGAGCCATTGGCTGCGGCATACAGTCGTACCTTGTCCGCGGTTGGTGTAGTAGGTGCAGCTATTTCTGGCATCTCCGCATAGCGTGTCTGAACTGCTGCAACATCGCCATTAGTTTCATCTATGATCTGCAGGAATGGATCTGCCGTAACACCTGCATCATGAGAACGCAGAATTACGCCGGTTGCACCTTTGGATTTTACTGCAATGCCGCCGCGGGCAATAGCGCTAGATCCATGATCTGTAGACAGAAATGTCACAGTTCCATATTGCCCAAACACGATCAGCTGCACATCATCAGGCAGAATTAGGCTGGACTCAGTGTAAGATATTCCATACGGCACTAGGACAAAGCCGTTGGATCCAGATACAGCTGCTGCAGTAATGGCATCATTGATAGCCGCGGTGTTCACTGTGGCATTGGAAGCCACGGCCGCACCATAGTCTAGGCAAGATATAACATCGCCAAGTTTCTGTGCCAGAGTGCGATCTGCAGTATTTCCTTCCACAAGCGCGGCGGTTGCACGAGTCTGATTAGTCATTTCATTTTCCTCTATTAACAAGCGCATCAGTCAAAGGCCCGGCGATCTTTTCAACACTACGTCCTACAACATAGCCACCAAGCCCAAATTCCACAATGCTCCATAGCTTAATGTATTCTGCTTCTGCAAGATTAGGAGCAGCCCATCCAAACCATCTTGCCACAATGAGAGCAACGAATGTCAGCATTGTAAGTGGCCTCCAGTTGGCAGCAAGCCAATGAGTAGAGGCAGCTTCAGTCTTTACAATGTCAGCCTGCGCCATGAAAACTGCGAGGAAAGTTTGGACTTTTGCTTTATCTGCTTCTGCGGCATCAGGCCAGAACTTGTCAATCAGAGTCTTTCCTACTTCCAGTGCTGCGGTGAGAGGATCTAGTGCCATTTTAATAACTCCAAATTGTAGGTCTTGGTTGTCCAGGCGCATCAGGGAGATCATCCAGATGCAGGAAACGGGAATCGCCTTTCTGATTGATTCCTATCCCAGTGAACTTCCCCATGTCTGATACCAGAGATAGCAATACGAATGCTTCTTTTCTTGCAATTAAAAAATCTATTGCTCTCAGTTTTGTGTGAGGGCCGTCCGAACCAGTTGCAGAAACTTTCATGTTATGGGCAGAACAGCGTGCTGCACTGGAAACTTTCAATGGCTTTCCATACAGACTACGGAGTTCCTCAATCTTGCGCATGAAAGTTTCTTCTGGGAGCAGCCCGCAGCCGCACTTGCAGGCTAGTTCAGAATCTGAGAAGTGCTTCATACTAGTCATCATGCTTGGCTTCGCAGCGAGCCTCGATTTTAGAAATGCGGCGCTCGAATTCCACATTCTGTTCGCGCTGGCGACGATCCACATCAGTGACGCGCTGGTGCAAATCTGACTCTATTTTCTCCAGTTTCATATTGACGTCTCGTATCTCACCTTTGATACCATTCAATACGAATACGATCAAGAAGCCAATTACAGACAGTAGAATACCAATGAAGCCAAGTATGTATTGCGATTCCATTACCCAAAACTCCTATCTGCACCAAGTGCCCATTCCCACGTTTGAGTTCCTGCAATTTGAATCTTATGCCATTCATACGGCACGAAGTTATGTTCGTTTGGATTCGGATACCTATTGTCTAATACGTATGTGGTATCATCTAGATCTATGAGTAGGACACAATGGTATCTGTTACGCTTATCTGGATCTGCGGATGGCTCTACGAAACAAGTAGCGAATCGTAGTTGTTGTGGAGTAGCACCAGATTGAAGAAGTCTATGGTATTTTGCAATACTGAAGTCCTCACAGTCTCCGCCTGATTCTGTTATCGCAGCCCAGAACTCAGGCGTACCGAATAGTTCAGCATCAGATTTATATGGGAGAGAATTTACCTCACCATTAATACGGCGGATTGCGCTGTATGTTATCATTTAGAGCCACCACACTCAGCACGATCAGGATTCTGCTGGCAGTAGATGGTAAATCCGTATGGCGCAGGAGCCACCTCACCAGACCCCCGCAGAGGCCCGGTGTGGTGACACGCTGTTAGCAAGAGGATGAGCAGGAGGGATTTCATCGGGTGATGCTCGCCTGCTCAGAGGTGGACTTCTGCGTGAGCCAGATACGGGCATTGCGAATAGCCGCATTCGGCTGGCTGGCTCCAGCGGGAGTGCAACCGATACCTATTGCGGCACCTGAGTTCATGCTGCCATCAAAGGTCGAAGTAGCAGCAGTCACAGTTCCGACCTTGAGCCGCTGATTGGTTCCCCAAGACGCTGACATCTTTGTGGTGATGTTTGCCAGTGCCGGTGATGGGGTGACTTCTGCGATGTTGTTGCCATCGAACTGACGAACCACACCACCTGTAGCACCGTAGGGAATCCACCCTGCTCCAGCCGCTACAGCAATTCCTTGCCACGATGACAGAACGCTCGGGCCGAACGACATTTCCAAGTATGTGGTTCCAGCAGTGTCCGAGATATTTCCCGCGCTCGGATACGTCAGCACATCAGCATTCCGCGTCACGGCTACTGTGGTCGTTGGGATATAGCTGGTGGCGGCGGAGCCGAGTTCGACTTGTGCGCCGTAGAATACTGCGGAGCCTGTGATTGCAGCAGAAAATGCACCCGTAGATTGAGTGGCGTTAGAAGTTACAGCGGGGAACAACTCGACCCTGTGCGCTGCTACAGTCCCTGTCTTGGTTAGAGACACGCGCCAATAGTCTGTGTTGTAGCTAACGCAACTCGCTGACATTCCAGACGCCATCGTAAAGGCAGTCATGGCAGTCCACGCCGTTGCTACGCCATTGTTTGTATCAATGGTGCAGGCGGCGCATTGCGTTAAACCGGGAATAAACCACCGGAGCGCAGGGAACGTGGTTGCCCCGACTGTTTTCTTGACAAAGACGGAAAGCGTATACGCGGCGGCAGTAAGAGTTATGTCCTGATATATTTCCTCGACATCGCCAGCGTCATTATCAGTCAGCGTCCAAGCACTCGTAGCACCATCTGGCCCGACTACGTTCTGTGTAGGCGCAGGGGTAAGGTAGGCAGTCCAAGTCGTAGTAAACGCATTACTCTGCAAGCACAGATTCGTCGCCGCCGCCTCACTCAAGAATCCGAGGTTCGTAGCAGCAGGAATGGCAGCACCCGTCAGGTCTGTGTTGAAATACTTGACGCCATCGACGCCTGCGCCGTGGTACGCAGCATCCCTGACCACCGACGAAGCACCGTTGATCGTCCAGACTTCTCCTGTGGTGCTGCTGGTGATCGTGCCGGTGGGCGTGGTGGCGTCACGTTGGGGATTGAAGTCTACGGCGAGAGAGCCGTTGCTATAGACCTGCGCCTGATGCACCTTGCCGTTAAACGGACTGCCACCTGAAGGCAGGTTTCCGATGTAACAAGGCTTGCTTGCGGAGTCGAAAATTGCGCCTGCCGTGGTAGCAACGTCTGCACCCAACTGTGTCCAAGTTGAACCATCATCGCTTGTGTAAAACTTGGTGACGCCGGTAGCATCAACGCGAGTTACGCGAACCCATTTCTTCAACCCATCAGTTATCCCTGTTCCGACAGAACTTGTAGCGAGGTTGGCTGCGCTGCCGTCAATGGACGCTTGCAGAGATAATTTTCCATCACTACTACCCAACCACCACAACGCCCAAGTTCTGTTCGGCGTCCCAGTGGCAGGGTCTGTGCCTATGACCGCCGTAAAAGCAGCAGGCGTCCAATCTACTGCGGTTAGTTCAGCGCGAACATCAATGTCGACAATTGTTGATACAGCAGTCGAGTCAGGAGTCGATGCGCTATGCCCCGCAGTCCCCGGCAGCGACAGATACA